CATATGCGAAGTACACTAATTTCGGTCTTCAGAAGTTCAGAATAGACTTCGATGGTCTCAGAAACCTTAGGATGAACGAAAGCTCGGAGTTCATCTTCAAGGTGCCGAGATATGCAGACCTCCTCATGGATACATATTTAGTGGTGACACTGCCTACCATATGGAGTCCGATAATACCTCCAACCGACTGTGCGTCGGTCTGGCAACCTTATGAGTTCAAATGGATAAAAGACCTTGGTTCGCAGATGATAGAGCGCATAAGGTTCAGTGCGGGAGGGCAAATTATACAAGAATTTACAGGACAGTATCTCTACAATATGGTAGAGCGTGATTTCAACAACGTCAAGAAAGACCTGTATTATAAGATGACAGGGAACGTGGCGGAGCTGAATGACCCGGGAAATGTTGGAAGCAGGACAAACGTTTATCCAAATGCATATTTCACCGCGAACCGTCTGGGTCCTGACCCATCAATCCGGTCGAGGAAGCTGTATATCCCCATAAACATATGGTTCACGCTCGCGGCGAAGATGGGGTTTCCACTGGTGAGTATGCAATATAACGAGTTGCAAATCGAGATACTCCTTCGCCCTGTAAAGGAACTTTTTGTGATTCGGGATGTAGAGTCTCAAGGTGGCTATTATCACCAGCCGAACTTCAATAATCCCTACGAGCAGTTCTATCGGTTTCTTCAACCTCCGCCGGACATATCTCTGAACACTGTGAGCTACCAGGACAGGCGAACAAACTGGGCAGCTGACATACATTTGATAAGCACATATGCATTTCTAGACAACGACGAGGTGCGTGTATTTGCAGCCAATGAGCAACAGTACTTGATCAAGGAAGCTTACTATCATCATCACAACAACGTGACAGGAACGCGACGCGTCGACTTATACAGCTTGGGTATGGTGGCGAACTGGATGTGGTTTTTCCAGAGAAGTGATGTCAATCTCCGAAATGAATGGTCGAACTACAGTAACTGGCCATACAACTACATACCGTATGATGTTATTGACCCCAGTGGGGCGGCTCAGTGGGAAGTGACACCAGGTGGCTGCCCGCCTGTTGTTCCACCGCCACCTCCAGCATTTCTAACAATCGACCCAAGTATTGAGGGCGACGGAACGCCCACAACAATCCTTATCACGCCAACTTTCAACATAGCAAACACGAAGGACATTATGTTGCAGTGGGCACTCATACTCGACGGGAAATACAGAGAAAACGAACTGGATGCGGGAATATTGGAATACGTTGAGAAGTACGTGCGCACGTCCGGGAATGCGCCTGATGGACTGTATTGCTATAATTTTTGCTTGCACACGAACCCGTTCGACTTCCAGCCAAGCGGAGGTATGAACGTAAGCAAGTTCAACGACATCCAGTTCGAGGTAGTCACGATACAACCGCCTCTTGACCCGTCGGCACAGGTTTTGACGATCTGTGATGCATCCGGTGGAATCATCGGTGTCAATAAGCCGACATGGCGAATATATGACTATAACTTCGATTTGACTATCTTAGAGGAGAGATATAATGTATTAACTTTCACATCGGGTATGGCTGGTCTCATGTATGCGCGTTAATAAAAAATCTGAATAATTTTAAATAAATGAATTTTAAAATTATATCCGTGTTCTATATCACTTTGAAGCAGGATGTGTTTGCGCCAGCGGGACCACTTGTGGCTGCTGTAGGTGCAGGCAGTTTGCAACAGTCTTTTAAAATTATTCTGTTGTCTCTTACTTTGCCGTTGCCGTAACATGGTATATTTGCACCATAAGGTCCGCAGTCTTCATATTCACCTGTTGTAGTGGGTCGGCATGGATATTTCTGTGTAAACTCGGAACCATTCCCCTCATTCTTGTAATAGGCATCCAGTAGCTCCTTCTGTCTGGCGTCTTGCATTATCATGTTCTGTGGTATTGTGGGTGGATGAGTCGGGTTTATGGGCCACATCATTGGTTTCTTGCTGAACTCTATAACGTTCATGTCATTGAGTATTGTCTGATCAGTCGGTTCCATCTTCTCATTGACTACTCCCGTCATGAAAGTTAGAGTCGGAAGAGAGTTTTCTCTCCCCGATGTCATTCCCTCCCTGACCTTTATTGTCTTATTGATAACTGGAAATACAACCTGGATAATGCTAAACATAGCAATAACTATGACTATTACGGTTCCAGTCTTCGATAGAGTTTTGTACATGTTATAGTGTGTTTAGATAAAATTAGGGATATTTAAAATCTTTGCTCATCATTAATCGGCATGGACCGAGACTTAGGTGGAAATTCACATGTTCGCATTCTTCTTGTCCTCTGTATTTTGGATTGTTCGATGTGGAAAAGAACATATTTTTTCCTGAGTAGGTTCCTCGTATGTAGAGCCTGTATTTGTACAAGCCCATTCCATTGAAGGTGCTAAACACGCCCATCAATCCGTTTTCATCAAACATGCTATCGTCGCCGCCTGGGGCGCCCAACTCAGTCATGTACCTCATCTTGTCCGCACCATTCGGGACGATCTTATGCAGCTCAAGACTATTTGCGGTGTGTCCAGGGTACCTGAGCGCAAATGAGTCATAGGTAAGACGGGGGAATATGGCATCCCATAAATCTTTTTTTCCCATGCACATCTTTATCATGTCGGGACCCCTTTTGCTGTTTCCGATGTTGTCCATGTCCATGACAATCACATAGTCAGGTTCATACTTGGACTTCACCAGTTCCTGTAATAGGTAGTTCCGACAATAGGCGATTCGCCAGGTTCGTCTGGGGAGACTCCAACTGAGGTGGTTCTTCATGAATACACTTACTCGTGGGTCCTTGCTTTCCCTTGCTAGGATGTCGGAGGTACCGTCGAGACTATCGTTCTCCATTATGAATATCCTATAGTCACTGAACATGCCACCGATATTCTTTGCGTTTTGCAGTGACATCGGCAGGTATTTTGCGCAGTCCCTGGCGCACCCGAGTATAGCAACCTTTCCATCCATCTATAGTGTCACAATATTTGAAACTATCAGATAATCCGCCAACATTTAGTTTATATTTATATTCATGTATTATATATGTCGGAGACACCTACACCAATTGAACAAAAGCAATCTGATAACTCGACCGACTCTGGAGCGTCATCCGAGAATAATTGGGGCTCTTTCGGTATAGCGGTTGTGAGGAATTTCATAGTGACGCTTGTTATAGGCATCATTGGTGCCAATTTCATCTTTTTCAGCACGCTGTCTGCAAAAGAACTGGCGAGATTCTTCCCAGGTCCAGGATCAGGGGCGTATTCCCCTGTTCCAAGCCCGGCTCAGAGTGGCGGAGAGTTCACCTGCCCCTCAAAAGGTAAATCTACGAGAATGCCTGGCATGAACCTAAATGCATTACGCTCTTTGGGGATTGGCACCATGGGCGGGTGGCCCTACAATCTGTATGACGGGAACGTAGACGAAAATGTTTCATTTGGGAGTTTCAAAAACTGGTTTTCAGAAACGGTTGCAGGAGCATATGGTCCGAACAGGTCATATTTGGCGAAATGGATAAGTTTGTTCTCTCCACAAGATGGAAAAAATATGCTTTCAAACAATGTATTCCAAATGCTGGTTGTCGCACCACTGACCCTTCTAGCTGGAGGACAGGGCATCGTATTTATCGTAGGATTTCTGAGCACGCTGTTTAGTGCATTTACCGCCAACTCGTGGGGGTGGCAGTGGGCTCTCATCGGGCTGTTCCTGGCCTACACATGGCTTACCTCTTTAGGTGTTGCGTTTGTGCAGTATTTGCAGTTCATGGCTACATTCTTGTTCCTGCCCGCATTTAGCAATATGTCAGCGCTCAAGAGAATCCTGTCCTGCAACTCGTCTATGCTTGGATGGCTGTTTGGTGCGTTTGTAGTCACCGCAGCAGCATCTACGTTGGATTCTACTGTTTCCATGACAATGTTGGTAGTTTACCTCATCCTGGCACTTAAAGCGATTATCTTCTAATTTATTTATTGAACTGTAAATCATATAAATAGTCGATGTGATATTTATATAATAATGGGTAAAAAGAACAGGAAAAATAAAAAGCGCGCCAAAGGCTCCACAACATGCGAGGACGGCGGTTCTGAAGAGATGCCTTTCGTGAGTGTCTGCACACCGACGTTCAACCGAAGACCATTCATAGAACACATGATCAAATGCTTCGAACATCAGGATTATCCAAGGCACAGGATGGAGTGGATAATAATCGACGATGGAACGGATAAGATAGGAAGTATGGTGAAGCATATACCCGAGGTCAAATACTTCAGCTACGAAAAGAAAATGGTCTTAGGCGAGAAACGCAATCTTCTCCATGAAAAATCCAAAGGCGATATAATCGTATACATGGATGACGATGACTATTATCCCCCATGTCGTGTATCTCACGCCGTGGAGAGACTTCAACAAAATCCGGAAGCGCTCTGTGCTGGCAGCAGCGAGATCTACATATACTTCAAGCACATCGATAAGATGTATCAGTTTGGACCTTATGGTCCAAATCATGCAACGGCAGGGACATTTGCCTTCAAGCGAGAGCTTATCAAGAACACTCGTTACGATTCTCACGCTGCACTTGCTGAAGAGAAGTCGTTCCTTAAAAACTACACGATTCCGTTTGTTCAGCTCGATCCAATGAAGGCGATTCTTGTGTTCTCACACGAACACAACACGTTTGATAAACGCAAGCTCTTGGAGAATCCTCATCCCAAATTTGTGAAAGAGTCGTCAAAGACGGTTAGTATGTTTGTCGAAGACGAGGACATGAAGGATTTTTACATGAACCGTATTGGTGAGCTACTTACTCACTATGAGGCAGGGAAACCGACAATGAAACCCGATGTTCTCGCCCAAATAATAGTGATCGAGGAAAAAAGACGGAAACAGGCGGAGAATCATGCAAGCGAGATGTCCAGGCAGCAGAATGCGTCAGTCTGTATTCAGCAAGGAGACGGACCCCAGCAGACGCTCACGATCCAGCAGGTTGTTGAGATATTGCAGAAGCAGCAGACGCAAATCGCCCAACTGGTCACCCAATTGGAGGGAAAAGATGCAGAGATACAGATGCTCCAGACTGCTCTATCAGACATCGAGAAGAGACACGATGCAGTCCAGTGTGGAGGTGACAAAGACGGTGACCAGAATATACAACTCAATGTGGTCGAGCGTGCCAAAGAGGTGGAACCGCCCACAGAGACCGGTCCGGGGACACATAAAGACGAAATATTGGTTCAGATTAACCAGTTGAACGAATAATCCTATACGTCACTCTCGACGCATTCGCTCCTCGTGTACTTGTCCAGGTACCTGTATATACGATTAATGTCCAGCTTTCCAATATCATACGAGTCGAACATTCCATAAATGTCTTCGTCGCTATAGTTGTTCCTCAACTCCAGGAAGAAGGAAAATGTATCCTTCTTGTCCAAACCCAGCTGCTGACACAGATTCTGTATAAACAGAGAGTTGTTGTACTCAGTGCTATACTTCGTCAGAACCTTCGTAAAGCGCACTTCTGCTGGGTTAAATACGGGCAGCTTCGTAAATGTCTCATGATATATTTTGTTGCTATGAAAGGTCTTAATGAGAGAGCTCATTTCGTTAAATTGCCATATTTGTTTCTGAAAGGTCACGCGGTCTATGTAGTCAGCGAAACAAATATTGTCCAACACTTTAAGGTAGAATGGAATTGAAACGTCCTTTGGCATCTTTCCAATCACGTCAATGATATTTTCATGCCAAAGTAATCCGACGATTGTGCGGTCCGTTTCGTTCATGACGGTCAAGTGTTCCGAGAAATCGAATTTGCCGTTCATTAGCTTCTTGGTAATCTCCTTAGTGTCCTCGTTATACGACTTCGGCTTGAAAATGTTTTGGATTATCTCGTTTTTGAGAATGCTACAATGGTTTTGGTATATGTTGTATAAGGATGAAAGCTTCCTCAGGTCGCCCTGCAAGAACTTGACAATATTTGAGGCAAGAACGCCATCAAGCTCAGGCATGGTGTTCTGTATGATCTGCTCAACTTGCAATTGCGTGGGACACTTCAGTTCAAAAGAACTACATACCTTCATTAGTTCCTTTATTTTTTTGTCAACATGGTAGTTGCTGACACATATTATAGGGTTGAATGTAACCTCCTCCAGTTTCTGTTTTTTTGTCTTCTTTGGTCTAATGAGCTTTATTAGTGAATTTATGCCACCTTTGTCGCCGTTGTTCATCCCGTCGATCTCATCCATAAGAATCGCTATAGGGCGAGCTTTCTCTTGGAATAGGCTTAGAACGCTTTTATCTGCCATATTATGCTTTGTTATGGTCTCTATTATTGATTTGTTGCGTATGTCACCTGCGTCGTATTTTATAACGTCGTAGTTCAACTCTTTCAACAAAGCGGTTATGAATTCGGTTTTTCCACTTCCAGGAGCGCCATAGATGTAGATGCCTCGTTTCAAAGAAAGATTTGATTTGTTATTCTCGAAATTCATGAGAATTTCTTTGATAGACGCGGCGATCGGACCCCGCCCTAGAGTCGTGTTAAAGTCTAGCTGCTCCATCTGCTACTTCTACTCCTTCTTATCCTACTGTGTTTATGCCATTTTTCGTTTAATACCGATGAGGCCTTTATGTCGATCAGCTCGCGGCATTTCGGGGAATCATTATCTATGCAGAACTGTATGAGGAAATGCAAGTAGGTTTCAAATATGCATGAGTTGTACAAGTATTTTTTCATTGATCGCCATTTGTCGAAGT